GGCGATGTGCCGCGCCCTACCAAATATTTTTCCAAGGAGCTGCGCGCGTCAATGACCCAGCTTGAAATGAACGGCATTGCCAATCTGGCCCGCAAGCTGCATCTGGCCACGCTTGTCATGGACCACGCCGTAGCAAAGGAGCACAAGGAAGGCGCGATCGTTGCACTGGCTGATATTATGGCGGCAATCCATCGCGTATGGGAAGAAGTCTTGATCTATAACAATCATCATTTCGTGGAGCCAGCCAAGGGCATGCGCGAAGTGCTCGTCAACGTGCGAGAAAAAAGCATAGGCAAATTTCTGCCGGGGCAGCATTACGTCATCGACGTTATCATAAAAGACTTGGATGCCGTGCTGACCAAGGTGCTGCAGCATCCCTGTGAATTGATGGAGCTGCACAATGCAAATTAAAATTGCGCAACGCGCGCTGGCCAGCGATGCCGTGAAGGCATGGCGGTTCAGCCGTGACATTGCCATGGACTATGACCCGGAAGAAATAATGGCTGTGGATGCGCCGGTCATCGAGATGCCATCGGCCCTCCTGCATTTTATTGACTTCACTATCTTGGAAAGAGAAATCTTCTGCTCTCTGAGAAACCACACCGTCTGGGCGCGCACGTCAAGGGTTGATGACCCTACATTGTTCACCGTGCCGGATGAATTCTTGTCCGCAATGCACGACCAGTACCGTGACGATATGCTGCGCCTGCGTGGGCAAGGCGTACACCAAGACCAATGGCGCTTGCTGCTGCCGGTTGTCGCGCACACCAGTTGGACGGCGCGCCTGCACGTCCGTGACATAGCCAAGCTCATTCACTATTTCAAATATCTTTCCCAGCAGACTTTCATAAATCTGGAATTAACCGGGCGCTGTAACGCGGTAGCGCTTTGCTTGACGGATACTTTGACCAATATGCTTGGTCCAGACATAACTCGCGTATTACTGGAAGGCACCAAACTGGCCAAGTATTTGAATGAAGAGCCGATCGTCATTGACGGCAATGCCCTGCATGACGACACGCACTTCCAGAAGGTTGCAATAATCGCCCCGCTGGGGCTGCGTGCGCAAATCGTCAGGCATCGGGAGCTGCAGTTTGTGGACAATCTGCTGGACATGATGACATCTGAGGAATTGTCTACGCTGCAGTTAAATGTCCCCATCAGCATGTGCATCACCGCACGCAAGGACGTATGGCAGTCCATCATGGGCAAACGCGCCTGCTGGATAGCGCAGGCTGATCTGTGGCAACATCTGACAAGATTGTTTACAGCCGGTGTGCTGCCGTGCGCGGACGGCAACTGCCCTTACAAGGTGGACGTTGAAGCGCGCCTGCAGGGCAATGACCCCGGCACACCATGCCCGCGCTACTGCAATCTGTACTCCGTCGATAAGACGCCTTTCTTGAAGAAGATGCAGAAGGAAGCATGGTCACGCGGCGGCAAACTCTGGCAGAAGGAATTGACATGATGCCGATACGTGTTAAACAGATTTATATTGCTGCTCCGTTCTTCAGTCACAAGCAGCTTGCCATCGTGGAGGAAGTGGAAAAGCTCATCCATGAAGTCGGCTTGGTCTATTATAGTCCGCGCAGCGACGGCATCCTGCAAAGCATGACGCCTGCGGAGCGCATCGCGCAGGCACCCAAGATTTTCAAGACAAATTGCGTCCACGTCGCCAACGCTGACGCTGTGCTCGCTCTGTTGGACGACCACGACACCGGCACCTATTGGGAAATGGGCTTCGCCTACGCCATCAGGCGATATAATCTGCAACAGCACTGGTACAGGATTTTCGCCTTCACCACGCAGCGCCCGACGCTTAACGTGATGCTGCAGCAAAGCGTTGACGCCCATGCCTGCGGGCTGGAAGAACTCAAGACCATGTTGACCGGCTTCGCGCAGGGCAAACCGCTGATCAAGCCACAACCAACCGAGAACGTGGTGTAAGAATAGAGATTTACAAAAACAAATAAACTAAAGTAAAATTTAAAAGTAAGTCAAATCGGTTCACAATCCAATCACAGGAGACTACGATATGACTCCCTTCGAAAACGCCGTATATCGCGCCATCAGGCATGGTAGCCGAGATGACCGTAAGGCATTGATGATCGGTGCTGGTGGTGAAAATACCAGTGGTGAAAATCTCATGGCTTATATGCGGCAAAACTTCGGGCTGAATGGCAATAGTCAACCGCACCAACAATTTCAGCAATCACATAATAATTCAATCAGAGACGTTAAACCCGCCTTGATTGCTGTGCTGGAAAATCGCAAAGTTGTTGCCACCGGAGCTACGGTGCTCTTGAGCAGTAATTGGAGTGGCATAGACCCTAGAGGATTGATGATCAAGACACCTGAAGAGGTCTTTGATTTTCTGGAAAGTCTAACCATGGAGCTTGGCATGTACGGCGATATGTATCCAAGCCGCAAAGCACTGTTCAAGATGATCATCGACGCCTATTGTCGTGCTCTGGAAAATACGCATCATAGAGAAACACATTATGCCAGTGGTGAGACTTAGAACTAGAATAAATCGCCTAGTCTGCTCTGGCTGTGGCGCAGAAGCTTCATGTGATTGTGGTGTGCCTTATGTAACACCAGCAGAACGAGCAAGAGCAGTTCTCGCGGAAACTCCGCAACTCTCAGATAGAGCAAACGCTCATCGTGCTGGCGTAAGTTTAAATGTTGTCAGAAGACAAAGGGCCATTTCAACTGACTCCGTCGAGTCAGTTGAACCACGTCAAGGTAGAGATGGCCGATTACGCAGGGTATCCAGAAGACAACGGATGCCAACCGAGGCTGCTGCTGAAATTCAACATCAGCAGACTCTTTACGATCAGGCGTGCTTGTTCCTGAGCTTGATGACAAGCCAAACTAGGCGAAGATTTTTCGCTCATATAGAAAGGACGTACGATGCCTAACATTAATAAAACACCTAGAGCCGGTACAAAAGGCTTTATGTTGACGGTGGTGCCAACACGTACAGCTTTGGAGGATGCTATCGGGGAAAATGGCTTTTGTCATCCTAAAAAATGTTGGCATCGGATGGCTCTCTATTCAATCATGCAGGGCCTTGATCCTAATGGCAATCATCATATTCGTGTTGATGCTGGCCATATCAAGCTTAACTATAAAGGGTATCATTACGTCGCTGATACACCTTTGCATGTAAAGAGATCACTTATGCTGTTCGATGCCCAGCGTTACGATGAGGTTCGTATTCGTGCATACAATTTGCGGTTCCGTCGAACGACAAAAGTTAGATCACCAACTAGAGAACGTCAAGATCAAGTTAATGAAGCTCGTCGGGAGCGCCGTGCTCAGGGAATTCCAGCTCGTACTTATAATCTTCGTGCTCGTGTTGCTGGATTTTCTGGAGTAGTATAGCCCTTAATGTCTCGTGCAGTCATAACAGGTGCTTCCTCAGGCTTGGGCAAGGCAATTGCTCACAGCCTGAGGAATGATTTTACAGTCATCGACTGGTCACTGGAAACCGGCGTTGACGTGACGGACGGCGCGCGGATCATGGAAGCCGCCGCTGGCCTGCCTGCGGTGGACGTATTGGTCAACTGCGCTGGCGTCAATTACATCGCGCCTTTTGACCAACTCACGAAGCAGTGCTGGGACCACTTGATGGACGTGAATGCATGGGCCATCGTCAATTGCACACAGGCGCTATTGCCGCAACTGGCCGGTGGCACGATTGTAAACATCATCAGCCGCGCCGCCATACAGCCGATGACCTATAGCCTGCTGTACAATGCCAGCAAGGCAGCGGCAGCAATGGTGACGCGGCAAATGGCGCATGAGCTGCACAACATCATCGTATTCGGCATCAGCCCCGGCTGGCTGGCAGGCACCGGCATGACCAATAAAGTGGACGCGCGCCTGCGCGTATTGCGCAACCTTGCGCCGCCGCCTGCACGGATTGACCCCGCCGCCATAGCCGACCTGCTCGCTTGGCTGCTGCAGTCAAAGCAGCGGCACCGGCATCTGCACGGCAGCATTATAGAATACGGCCAATGAACAAGGGGCGGTTTATAAAATTGATGATGATGACCACATCTGATATGGATGGTGAAGCCTTGACCGCCTTGCGCATGGCCAATGCGATGCTGGCAGAGGACAATTTGAATTGGGAAGAGTTCTGCAACGGCAAAGATCAGCAGCAACGGCAGTACACCGCACATACGGACATTGACAATATTGATAGAATGTTTGCCGTGCTGTTTGACACCGTCCCGGCAACTGACGGGTTCCGTGAATTTATAGAAAGCGTTCATGATTTCTGGGAGCGTACAGGCAGGCTAACCCCGCGACAATATGATGCAATCAAGCGCGCATATGACAGGAGACGACGATGAAGATGGACCAGATTGCATACTACTGCGCCACCCATGAACAAGCCGAACGCGTCAAGCGCCAGTTTGGTCTGCATAATGCCACATGGGCAAAGGACACCGTGACAGCCAATGTCAGCGTCGCCCGCGACGGTGGCTTGGTCCCATGGGAAGGCATCAACGTTGCCGAGCTGCAGTTCAATGAGGACTTCGGCATCCAGCTTGAAATCATTCGTTACACGCTGGGCCTGCACTGGTGCATGTTTCATCCGGCGTATGACATTCACGGCATAGATACTTTTGTTGCGCACGTTGGCATCCATGTTGGTGATGATGACTTCCCCGCCCATCTTGACGACCAGCAGCTCGTGCAGCGCGCGCTGACTCAGCATCACACAGCGTTCAATGACAGGACTTATGAGTACAGAATCTATAAACTGACGCCCGGTGCCTATGTCAAATACATCAAGAGGATACCGAAATGAACACTACGGACTCATTGAAGGCGGCAATGCAGACCTACGAACAGCGCAATGATGTATATGCGGACAATTTCGTGCGGCTGGGCAATGTAATGGCTGCAATGTTTCCCGGTGGCCTGACGATGCAGACACCGAAGGACTGGCAGCGACTATACACCTTCATGATGATACAGGTGAAGCAAACGCGCTACGCCGCGCAATGGTACAACGGTGGCCATCAGGACAGCTCCATTGACACCATCGTCTATGCAGCCCTGCAGAAAGAAATAGATGATCGCTCTACTGCTTGACACCGAAACCACCGGGCTGATAGACAACCTCGTGAAAAGGAAGGAGCGCCAGCCGGAGGTGATTGAAATCTATATGTGTCTTGCCGATCTGCGCACGGAAACCGTCATTGATGAATTTGACAGTCTGGTGAAGCCGACCAAGGGCATCCCGAAACAGATCACGGACATCACAGGCATTGACGCAGCCAAGGTGGCTGATGCACCGCCCTTCGGTTTCATCGCTGATCGCATACAGACGATGATTGAAAGCGCCACCTGCTGCATCGGTCACAACATGACGTTTGACCACGATATGCTGGACATTGAATTTGGCCGTTTGAATAGGACAATAAAATGGCCAAAGCTTATTTGTACCACCGAACAGACAATTTTTCTGACTGGTCAGCGCATGACGCTTTCCGCATTGCATGAATTTCTGCTTGGTGAACCAATCGTCGGCGCGCATCGGGCGCGGCAAGACGTACAGGCATTGATGCGCTGTTGCGCCCAACTGCTGCACAGGGATATGCTGTAACCGTCCAAACTACGTCGGAGGTAACGCATGCACGGTTGAAAAGTCCCTCTGAGGAACCCTAGCCCCGGTCGCAAATGGCCGGGGCACATTCCGGAGTGCAAAATGATTCACACAGGCTACAGTTTCAAAAGCGCCGTCGGGCACCTGCCTGATGTCATTTCCCGTTTGAAAACGATAGGCTGGGACACTGCCCCTATCGCTGACCGCTGCAGCACCTTCGGGTTCACACGCTGGCGCGCCTTGTGTGAACAAAACGGCATGCGTCCGGTGTATGGCGTTGAGCTGCCCGTCACACCCGCATTGGGCAAGAAAGTCCCCATGGACTTCTGGACGTTTTTAGCCATTGACAGCCTCACGGACCTGCACAGGCTTATAAACCTAGCCACCGCCAATTCAGGCACGGACGGCAACGAGTGGCCCTTGCTGACATACGCGCAGGCACATGCCGCGCAAGGCGTCATTAAAATTTCCGGGCATGCCGTCTTGCTTGACCATGTTCAAGCTGATGATCCAAACTATTATTTTGGCCTCACCGTTGCCACTGCCAAGGGCCTGCTTGCCGCCGCCAGAGCCAAGGGCCTGCGCCCTATTGCCGCGAGCTGCAACGCCTACCCCACCGCTGAAGACAAAAATCTATATCGCGTGGCCATGACCCGTTACGTCAAGCGGAAAGAAACTTGGATAACCATGGGCGGCGATACCCAGACTTACCCGCAGCATATCCTGAGTGATAATGAGCTCACAGGACAGGTTGGACAGGTTGGACAGGAGGCAATTGCCACTCGCCAGCGAGTATTGTCCGGATGCACCGCCACTCTGACAAAAGCCAGTCTGCTGGTGCCGCCGAAACCCAAGACCCTGCGTCAGATGTGCGAGGAGGGTGCTGCCACGCTTGGCTGCGATCTCACAGATTCAGTCTATGCGGAAAGACTGGACCGCGAACTAAAGATGATCGCGGAAAAGAAATTTGAGGACTACTTCTACATCGTGGCCGACCTTGTGGCCTTTGCAAAAGAAAGAATGATTGTCGGTCCAGCGCGCGGCTCCTCTGCCGGGTCACTCGTATGTTATCTATTGGGCATCACGGCAGTTGACCCAATTCCATACGGATTGCTCTTTGAAAGATTCGTGGACCTGACGCGCACGGACCTGCCGGACATTGACATTGACTTCAGCGATGCCAATAGAGAGCTGGTGTTTGACTACGCCAAGGAAAAATACGGTGCTGACCGCGTTGCCCGCCTTGGCACTGTGGCCATGTACGAACCCAAGAGCGCTTTGAAAAAAGTGGCCATCGCGCTAAACATTCCACAGCAGTACATTGACAAGGTGACTGATTCCCTGATTCTTAGATCAAGCGGCGACACAAGAGCAATGCAGCAGATTGAAGACACCTTGAATGATACGGAGGCTGGTCGTGCGCTGCTGCAGCATACCCCGGAAGTGGTCATCGCAGCCAAAATGGAAGGCCACCCGAACACCGCCAGCCGTCACGCCGCAGGCATCGTGCTGACACAGGAGCCGGTCATCAACTACGTGGCCATTGATGCGCGTAACAATAGCGTGATGTGTGACAAGCGTGACGCTGCTGCTCTTGATCTCCTAAAGATAGATGCTCTCGGACTGACGCAACTGTCCGTCTTTGAACGGACCTTGGAATTGCTCAACAAGCCAACCGCCTCAATACATAGATGGCTGGAGCAATTGCCGCGTGATGATGCCGCCGCTTTCAATGTCCTGAACAGGCAGCACTTCGCCGGCATCTTCCAGTTCAATGGCGTGGCTCTGCAAAATCTTGCAAAACAGATTCTTGTGGAAAGCCTGAATGACATCGTGGCCATCACCGCGCTGGGCAGACCCGGTCCCATGGCCACAGGCGGGTCGGGTACATGGGTCCGCAGGCGCACAGGCATGGAGCCGGTGGCCTACCCGCATCCACTTCTGGAGCCGTATTTAAAAGAAACGCTGGGTGTCGTGGTTTATCAAGAAACCGTCATGCAGGTCGGTCGTGAAATAGGCGACCTGACTTGGAAGGACGTTACGGCGCTGCGCAAAGCCATGAGCAAGTCATTGGGCACGGAATACTTCAATCAGTTTGGTGACAGATGGAAAGCCAGCGCCATCGCCAAGGGCATCCAGAAGGACGTGGCTGAAAAGTTCTGGTTTGACCTGTGCGCCTTCGGGAGCTGGGGCTTCAATAAATGTTTGGCGGGGTCAACACGTATTGCACTCAACAGTGCCAATAAATCTGTAGGTAGAAATCCTACAATTGCTCAACTTTATAAACTGTATGAACAGAACCCAAGCCGATACATTAAAAGTCTCAAAAGAAAACCACCCCTTATAAGTCTTTTCCCTGATGGACGCGGCTGGCCGCAATACGCTGCCAAAATCATGTACTCCGGTGAAAAGATTTGTTGGCGTTATATCTTTGATGATCGCACCAGCGTTACCTGTACGCCTGATCATATATTCTGGATCAACGGTGAAGAAAAAAGAATCGGTGATGCACGTATCGGTGATTTATTCACAACTCTAAAAAAAGAACCATCCACCTATCATTTAACTGTATCAACGCGCGGACGTGGTCAGGCGCATGCAAAAGGCAGACGTTGGCGCATCAGGGATGGAAACCGTACAGGAAAACATAATGTGGCTTGGACAAACGGAGTCCGCCATTATCAGGATCAATTCGAAAAAAGAATGCACGGCAAACCATGCCAAGAATGTGGAGCTACCACAGTACGAATGGAAGTTCATCACAATGATTTTAATGACGGCTTTGACAAGCCCAAAGATTTAGACTGGTTGTGCGTCGGTTGCCACAAGCGCAGGCATTATGCGCGTGGCCGCGTCAAGCGCTGGGAAAAGGGCAGACAAAGAGGCAGCAAAATTCTTGTGAAGAAAGTCAAGGTCGGTTTACGCAAGACCTATGATATTGCAATGCCAAAACATCATAATTTTTTGCTGGCCAATGGCCTTGTGACACACAATTCGCATGCCGTCAGCTATGCGCTTGTCAGCTATTGGTGCTGCTACCTCAAGGCGCATCATCCAGTGGAGTTTGCCGCAGCAACCTTGGACGCCGAGGATGATCCTACCAAGCAAATTCTATTGCTGAGGGAATTAGCCAACGAAGGCGTGAGTTACATTCCGGTGGACAAGGATCTTTCAACTGGCAAGTGGCAACCGCTGGAGCGCGACGGCAAGAAGCTGCTGCTAGGTCCATTGAGCAACATCGCAGGCATCGGCCCCAAAGGCGTGGAGGAAATCATAACCTGCCGCAGTCCCGGTGTGCCACCGCTGTCCAAATCTCTTCTTGAAAAGCTAGAGAGCGGCAAGACATTGATAGACAGCCTGACGCCAATTTCCGATCGCCTTCGTGAACTGCACCCGAACGGACTGGAAGCAGCCAACATCATCACACGCCCTACGCCGATCATCAAGGCACAGAACTACATGCCCGGTGAAGTGATGATCATCGGCGTTCTGCGCAAGCTTAACGTCCGCGATGAAAATGAAGCGACCAACGTAGAAAGGCGCGGCGGCAGAGTGATACAAGGTCCGGACACAACCAGCCTGTTGATGACGATGGTTGATGACACCGACCAATTGTTCTGTAAAATCTATCACGGCAAGTTCTCGAAGATCAATGCCCAGCAGATCATTGAGCGTGGGCGTCCGGGTAAAGCCATCTATGCCATCAAAGGCAACATGGCACGTTTTGACTTCCGCATGATGTGGGTCAATTCCTTTCGGTATTTGGGCGACATGAAGGAAGAAACTTACGGTTTAGAAACTGGTGGAGCCTACGCTCAAAGCAGGCAGCAAGCGGCGGAATGAGACGAGAGTTCAGTGACTATGTCAGGCAGGCAGCATTCGTTCGCAGCAAGTATCGCTGTGAGCGCTGCGAAAGTAAAAATGACTTGCAGCTCCATCATATAGGCAATCCGGCTGACAGCAGTTTGTTCAATGCGCAAGTGTTATGCGCAATTTGCCATGAAGAAGAACACCTCCGCAGGAAGAAATATTGTCAAACAAGCACGTGATCATCATTTTTGTGATTGGCGTTGCCATTATTGCTATCATCAACGTTATCCGCAACGACGCACGAGACAAGGAAGCCGCGCACAAGGCGAAGACGGAATGGATCAACGACTGCATGATGAAACCGTTTGACCTTGCGGGTGGCGCGCGGCGATTGCGGGCATGTGAATGTATCTATGACAGCGCAATCCTGCCCGAAACAGTGCGAGCCAGAAGCAAAGGTCTAAACAGCACAAGTGACGACCCTGACATTCATGCCAGCGTTCAAAGCATGGCGCGTATTTGCATCATGAGCGAAAAATGATTGACGGTGGCCTACGAAAGATCTTCCGACAGAAACTGACTATAGGTTTTCACTGGCAGAGCATTGAATCCCCACTGACCAGCGGCGGCATTCCAGATTCCAACTATTGCGGAAAAGGAATTGAAGGCTGGGTTGAATTCAAAAAGGTCAAGGGCTGGCACGTCGTGATGAGGCCGGAGCAAATCGGTTGGGCCGAGCGCCGCACAAGGGCAGGCGGCAGAGTATATGTGGCCGCGCGCAAAGGGCCGACGCTGTGGCTGTGCAACGCTGGCAGTGCTGCGCGCCTGCTGGCCACCTGTGGCCTGCCTAGCCTGCCCCCAGCGGCGGTGGCTGGCTGCTGGCATGGTGGACCGGCAGGCTGGGACTGGCTGCAAATAAGGGCCATCTTGATAGGGCCGATTCGGTCTTAAATTGCCTCTGTTTATTTGTTTATTTTTCTTTACAGCGCCATGAATCAAACGTACGTTGATTTTCACAAACAGGAGTTACCCAAATGAAGATCAACTGGCTTAAAGTATCGGTCGCCGCTGGAATTATTTTCATGCTCAACAGCGCATGGGTTATGGAGGGCACCGATAATAATTGTGCGGCACTGGAGCGTCTCGCAGTTAAAAAGACCAATCCAAAATCAACCATTGTTAGAGCCGCTATGAACTTTAGCAATGGCGCTTTAGCTTCTGCAGTAGCATCGAGAAATAATCCGTATCTGCCAACTGCTCTGTCATGCAACGTCGCATATTGGAGCGCCCTCTAATGCATAAACCACTGGCGCTGACAGCAGAAATTAAATCTTTCGGTCAGTGGGTCGAAATAGGTATTGAGGACGCCCTTGTTCGAAAAGGACGCGCAATGCGCTGTGTTGAATGCCATGGGATTGTGCGACCACACGAACATGCAAGAACAAATATGACCGCACACTTTGAGCATCACGAAGCAAACGCGGGCTGTTCACGCTCGTCTGCTTTTGATGGCGGCGAAAAAAGAATGCATCGGAAAACGCTCACTTAAACAGGAGAAATAAAATGTACGTCATCTATCACATCACCAGCACGATGCAGGTCGGTCCGTATCACGGCCACCCGCACACCTGCGCGGCCAAGCTTTACAAAACGGCTGGCGCAGCGCGCAACACCTGCAACAAGTGGAACGACAAAGCGATCAGCGATGACCCGCGCAGCATCCGTGGCATGGGACCCGGTCCCTACGGATGGTGCCATGTTGATCACTACCGCAACCGCGTCGTTAGAATGGTGACGCGCACCAACATGATGTCAGGCGAACAGTATCAAGAAGCCAGCAACACGCCCGGTTATATGTCGCCGTCATCCGAAGCCTATTGGTCAATGTAGACCAAGGCGGACCCCACTCTGCTGGCCAAGGCCAGAAAACAAATGGAGACGACCAATGGCTAAACTCTACACAGTTCTGGTGCCCGTCAGCTTTGCCAAGCACAGCAACGTGCCACCGCCGCGCCTTGCACAGAGCGCCAAGCGCACCGCCGTCAGATATGACGGTGGCGGCATGGCCTTCATCGGTAATCCCGCTGGCATGTACGAGCATTTTTTCTCAACCAAAGATGCGAAAGCGGCGAAACGTTTCCGTACTGCCGCCCGCACTGCCGGGTTCAAGGCCAGCATCCATCAGGTGGATTAAACAAATAGGGCCGAAATGGGACGACTATTCTTGTAGCCAATTGTAATCATTGGGGAATATTCCTGTTTGTTTATTTGTTTGTATCTTTACAAGCAAACAAATCAGGCGTATGTTGATTTGCACAAACAGGAGTTAATCAAAATGAACACTTGGAAGAAACAGGGCGACGAGTGGTGTGTACAGGTGGAAGATGCCCTTGCGCGCACCGGGAGCCAAGTAACCGTGACCAAGCGCGACGGCACAACCAGCCAAGTTACGCTAGGCGTCCGCGTCATCAGCAACATTTTCAAAGTGGCGCGCCCAGCAGCAACCCAGCCCAGCCGCGCACAGGTCGGCGAGATGACCGGGCTGCTGGCATTGTTTGATCGCGCCGCCGAGCATCTCCGCAACCCAGCCGTCGTGCTAGGCGTCCCCGGCATGGAAAGCACCACCCTGCGCATCACGCGCGCTGGCCAGTCCGCCGCGCAACCGGGCACCTTGAACGTGCTGGACAATGTCCGCATCGGACGCAACGGGCGTCGTCGCTGGTATGGCCGCGTGACGCGCGCGGGAGTTTTTGAAATGTCTCCCGGCGCTGCGCCAGCCATGACCGAACGCCTGCAAGACCTTGCCAGAGACCCGGTCCGCGTAGCCAGCGAACACGGCAGGCTGACCGGCAATTGCTGCTTCTGCAATCGCAGCCTTGAAGATGAGCGCTCCACTTCCGTCGGCTATGGCCCGATCTGCGCTGGCCATTATGGACTGCCGTGGGGCGACCGCCCTGCGGAGTTCGCCGCCAGCCCCGAGGACGATGTCCAAGCTTTTGAAAGGATGACACGATGAAAGTATTTGTCTACGGCACCTTGAAACACGGCTACGGCAACCATCACGTTCTGGAGGGAAGCCGTTTCGTGGGCAAGGGCTGCACCGTCGCCATGTGCTGTCTGTACGATGCAGGTTTCCCGGTGCTGCGCGAACGCGGTGACGCGGAAGTCTGGGGTGAGGTTTATGAAGTAACCAACCCCGACACCCTGCGCAGGCTGGACGCCTTGGAAGGCGAAGGCCGCATGTACCACCGCCGCGTCAAATTAATCCAATTGGAAACCGGCAAGGTAATCAAGGCACACACTTATGTCGGCGACACCAAGTTCTGGAGCCATCGTCGGCTCAAGCCATGGCCGTTGATCAACGGTCACACCCGCCCATGCTATCACTGGCATCGCGAACGACAACAATGGAGCGCAGAATGAAAAAAGTGAAGGACATTTCTGAATTGAAGGAATACTTGGACGGCATGTTCAATGGTCGTCCGGGTGACCCGCACCCGCGCATCAGGCATGCTGGCAAAGTTTCCAGAAGCACAGTGCTGGCGCTTGCTGGCGCTGTGGTCGCCGTACATGACGCTGGCAGCATCGTCCTGCGGGAGCGCAATAGCCGGACGACGAATGTGTGCTGGTTTAACGTGCGTGGCAAACGGCATGCCTTGGTCTATCGCAACGGTCACGTTGACTTGCATACGCGCAGCCAGCAGGGCGCAAGGCTGGCCACGTTTACCGACGCCACCATGGCGCAGATTGGCCCGGTGTTCGCCACCCTGTAACTCGGTAATAGGGCCGAAATGGCCCTATTATTCTTGCAGCCCCTTGTAATCATTGGAGAATTTTCTGTTTATTTGTTTGTTTTTCTCTTTACAGCCCTGAAAATCAGGCGTATGTTGATTTGCATAAACAGAGCTTAACAAACGAACCGGAGCTACCCAATGTCCCTGCCCCTTACCACCCGCTCATTCGGAGTAGAGATTGAGTGCCTTGTGCCGCGTTACACCCGCGCGCAAGTGGCCGCTGCCATTACAGCGGAAGGCGTTGACTGCTACGACGCTGGCTATACCCACCAGACCAGCCGCAAGTGGAAAGTCGTCAGCGATGGTTCCGTGCGCGGCAATGGCGCGATGGAACTGGTTTCCCCGCCGCTGCGCGGCGAAGCAGGCTTTGACGCCATCAGCAAGGTCAGCGCCGTGCTGCTGCGCATGGGCGCGACGGTCAACTCCTCCTGCGGATTGCATGTTCACGTTGACGCCACAACCCCGGCTTTCCCGGTCGCCGCCATGCGCAAGCTTGCGGCCATGTACATGGAAAACGAAAACGTCATCGACAGCCTGCTCCCGGCATCGCGCCGCGCGAGCAACAATATGTACTGCACTAGCGTCGCGACCAATACCAACGTTGACAGCCTGCAGCGCGCAACCAACGCGACGCAAATTGCCAACGCGATTGCCAACGGTGGCCGCTACGTCAAGTTGAACTTCACGTCCTTCTGGCGGCATGGCACGGTTGAATTTCGCCACCACAGCGGCACGGTGGACGCGGCCAAGATCAACAAGTGGGCACTCATCTGCCTGCGCATGATGGCCGCAGCCGAGCGCGACAGCGGCGAGCCGATCACGCTGGCCACGACCAGCCGTCCGCAAGGTTACGGCAAGTCCGCGCGTCGCCTGCGCACCATCTATGACCTGCTGGCGCGTCCCAATGGCTGCACCCGGCAGGAGGTTGCGACCGCTCTCGGCCGCAGCACGATGCCCCCGCTCAACCGCATCCTGCGCAATGCCGGGTTCACTTACCGCGTGACGCACAATCATCGCGCGGCTGGCGCTTACAACC